CCTAATATTCTTACGATAAGATTTATATGTACTGTCTAATTCTTTTCTAAAATTATTTTTATCTGAGAAACAAATTAGAGCATCTTTAGATTTTGTTAGAGATAAATAATAAGCGATAGACTGTACCCATAATTGTTTACATAAGCTGAAATCACAATGTAGTGTCCAGTCATCATTTCCCCAATTAACAGGTTGTTCTTGTGAAGAAGTAATCTTGTAAGCAAGTAAGTCCCCATCAACTAACATTACTTTATTTTTGTTAGCATAGAACTCATTTAAGTTTTTCATTTTTTAGCTCCTTTAATTTCAATCATTTCTACAATGCACGAGGTTGGTAAAACATTTCTGTCTCCATAAGATGTAATTCTAAAATGCTCATCAACAGAATAAGAAGCAAAAGTTCTTACGAATTGTTTATTTTTAGAAAAAACAAATCCTTCAATTACACAATGTTCAGGAAAGAAATTTTCAAATTCAGATTTGTCTGCCCAACCTGTATCTCCTGTTGGGTCAATAAAAACTATTTTATATCTTTTATACAGTTCTATATCTTTCAACTTTTTTAAGTTCATCTTTATATCCTTCTATTATTGTTTTAAGATTTTCTATTTCCTCACTCATTTTCTCCATCACATCTTCACATCTGCAACCATGCTTAATTTGATTAATGTGAGATTTTTGTTTGTAAAAAAATGATTTGTTAGTCATCACTTTTCTCCGAATTGTTTTATTTGAATGTAGAAATCCACGAGGTCTTTAGCTGGTACGACATAACCAACAGACGTATAGGCATCTCCACCTCTTTTAAGTGGGTAACCAATTACAAATTTCTTTAATAATTTTAATGGAATACCAATAAATATTTGCTCTTTTCTCTTACCTACTTCTAAGAAGAATACCCAGTATCTAGCTTTAGACACTTCAATACCTGAAGGTTTTCCTCTACTTTCTTTCTCAATAAATACATTAGAAGTCTTCTTCCAAAGTCTATCTGCTTTTATCTCAACAGTTCCTTCTACTATTTTTTGAAATTCGTTTTCGTACTTTTGTCCAAATGACAAATCTAAATCAAACTTGTTAGTGTGTTTCACTCCAATTACTTCCTACTTTCATTTCACCTGCCAGTGGGCATCTGAAATTAAAATGTTTTCTTGTTAGTTCAAAAGTCAAGGAAGCTATAGTTTTAAATTGTTCTATCTTTTCTTTCCTAACCACAAATTGCATTTCATCATGTATGTGCAGAACCATTGCGTAGTCCTGACCAAACACAAACCCATTACGAATTAGATTGTCGTTAATAATTATTGTTCCTTGCTTAACCAGCAAAGCTCCAGCAGACTGGATAAGAGTATTTAAAACACTATACTCTGCACGACATATAAGTTTTCTTCCATCAATACCTTTAACATAGCCAACACTTCTAAATTTATTTCTAGCTACATCTATTAAAGTTTTTAAAGATGGTAATATTTCTTCAAATCTTTTTTTTATCCTTTCCGCTTCTGCGTTAGAGACGTTGATAATCTCGCTAATCCTTTTACTTCCAGCACCATATATGAAAGCATAAATAAAAGTTTTAGCTTGAGAACGTGAGGATAATCCGAGAGCAAGTTGATTGGCGGTATGTATATCTGCTTCAAGTAATTCTTTTTGAAAAGCACCACTGTCAAAATTATATAAGTAATGAGAAAGGACACGAAGCTCAAGACCAGAAAAATCAATACCACACATAACCATATTGGTAGGAGCAATAAATAACTTGCGAAATTCGCTACCATATAAACTGTCTTTACTCGGTACTTGAGCAAGGTTTGGTGAGAAGTGTGTGCATCTTCCTGTGACTGCTCCGTTGGTAATGATACTGCCATAAATTTTATTGTCCCTTGTTAATTTTAAATATGCTTGGTCACCTTCTGCAAGTTGTGAAATTCTTTTCTGTATTAAAAAATGTTCTGATAATATTTTAGCTTCAGGATAAGGAAGTTCATTTAATATCTTTTCATTAACTTCTACTTTACCTGTTGCTGTAAACTGTTTTGGTTTCCAACCTAATAAAACCTGAAGTCTATTAGCGATGTGTTCTCTTGAATTTGGATTGAATACTTCAGTTATATATTTCTTAACTGGTACTCCTTTTTTATAACCTAGAGTTTTGTTGTCTCTCTTAGGTCTAACAGTTCTGTCAAATCGTTCCCAGTTTGGGAAAGTTAGAGCTAGTTTTTGTTCCAGCTCTAACCTTCTTTTCGTAAGGGATTGATATAGCCACTCAGAAGCGGTCACATCAAAATCAACACCATACTCCTCTTGTTTCTTAATCCAGTAAGCAAACTTATGCTCTAATTCTATAGCTTCTTTAGAATACTTTTGGCTTTCAATAAGTTTGAATAGCTTAACTGTAATCTCTACATCTCTCTCACAATAATCCTGCATTGCTTGAGACCATTCATCAAAAGATTCTTTATCTTTAAAGTCGCCTTTTAATAAACCAAATCTATAACCATAACTTTCAATAGAATGTTTTCCTATAAGTTTAGGTGGGAAAGAATTTAATTTACAATCTTGTTCAATTCTATTTGTCCAAATTAATCTGCTTAATAATAATGTATCAACTACTTCACCATTAAATTTAAAACCATAAACTTTATCTAATGCGGGTAAGTCAAAAGATAATATGTTGTGACCAATTAAAGTTTTAGCATTTTTAATTAGCTCTAAACCTTCTTTGATATTCTTTGGATTAAATGAATAAAGTTTATTTGTTTCTGTATCTTTACAAACTAAACAGTGAACTTTATTTAGTGTGTTTAAGAAACCATTTGTTTCAACGTCTATTACTAATTTCATATTAATCTATTTTGTAACAACCAGTGAGTAAAACTACTTCACCATTGTATCGGTATTTATTTTTTGTAAATTTTTCTATTGCCTGAGTGCAGGTCTCGTCTTTATCTATTGATAATGTGTAAGTGTGATTAGCTGTTCTTACAAAAAAAAATATTTAGATAAGCTGTATTGTTTAGTTACGATGTAAACTAAAAACATTAAAAGTATTAAGAATATAATTATTACAAAAACATTTCTGATACGTTCAGCTCTTTTAATTCTTCTTGCAACTTCATCTCTAAATCTTTGTAAAATAAAATTATCCATTTAATGTATTTGGGTTATTGTTATTTTGTCTGTACTTGGAAGAAACTCTGCTATGCCTGACATTGCTTTTGAAATTACTTTCTTAGCTTCAGCATCTCCACACATTATAACTGGGAAAACATTTTCGTATCTAATTGCATTATAGATTGCAGTCATAATTGTTTGACAAGTTTCATATACAACTTGCTTCTGTTCTATAGACAGACTTAAGTAATCAGGTTTCTCTACTAGATAATCTAATATAAAACTTCCTAACATTTTTTTATTCATCGAATGTCCCTTCGGTTAATCTTCCTGTTTGTTTGTCGTAAATTAATGTTGTTGCAATTCCAGTGTCACCACTGAACCTGTTCTTTAAAACTCTAACTTGCATTACATTGCTATCGCTTTCAGATTGTTGATTTCTTTCAAATCCAATTACTGCATCTGATAATTGAGCTAATGAGTGAGAACCTCTTAATTGATTTAAAGAAGTAACTTGTCCTTCTTCATGTCCTTTACCTTCAGGTCTTTTCAAGTGTGAGACAACAAACATTGCACACTTTAATTCTTCAACTAAACTTCTTAGTCTAGTCATAGTGTTGTCTATTAATCTTCTCTCATCACCTTCTTCTATGCCTGAAATAACAATAGATATGTGGTCTAAGAATATAACTTTGCAGTCTAACCCTTGAACCATATAGCGAATACGTCCTATTAAATCTTCGCTATCGCTTGAACCAAAGTGGTCGTAGAAACAAATCTTATCTTTTATATTTTCCCAAGCATTAACAATAAGTTCTTCTGGTATTGTTTTCTTTACTTCAGGATTATGTATTGGAGCATTAAGTGGTATTGAAACAATTCCTCTTATACTTCTCTTAACACTTTCTTCTAAAGCAATGTAACCTACTTTAAATCCTCTATTAATAATGTCGTAAGCAATCTCTCTACATACTTGAGATTTACCTGTACCTGAACCAGCAGTTAATAATGTAAGTTCTCCAAATCTTATTCCTGAAAGTTTTCTATTTAAACCATTCCAACAATAAGGAATACTTTCAGATGTCTCATCTTTAAGTAATAATTCTTTTGTATCTTCTCCTAATATAATTCCTTGAGGTGTATATGGTTTAGCTCCCCATATTGCGTCTATAATCTTATCACCTTTATTATCTAATAATAATTCGTTTGCATCTTTACCATGAAGTTTTGCAATCTTAACTTTCTTAACTGGAAGAACTGATGCACAATCAATAGATGCTTGAACACCTGCTTCATCATTGTCAAACATCAGTACAATGCTGTCAAACTTAGAAAGCCATTCTAATTCTTTTTTAATATATTTTTTAGCTGATGTAGCTCCTGATGGCACAGAGACAACTGGATATTTATTATTCTGAAGTTGAGAAACAGACATCGCATCTATCTCCCCTTCAGTTATAACAACCATTCTACCACCATCTCTCCAGCTTTGTTGTCCAAAGAGTGTGATTGAACTTACATCACCTAGCCAAATAAAAGATTTATCAACGAACCTTAAATGTTGTGCTACTTTCTTATAATTTTTATCAAAGTAATTTGCTATATGAACTGGCTTATCTTTATAAATACCAATTTCATAATTAAATACTTTACAAGTATCTGAATTAATTTTTCTTTTTGCTAATGCTTGTATTGTTCCGTCAATCATATCAGTCCTTACTTTTGGAATTTGTGTTGTGTCTTGTGGTGCGTTAAAATATTTTGTTTCTTTGCAACCGAAGCAATGTGTGTGGTCTGTATAAACACCTAGATTATCTTTAGAACCACAATCAGGACAAGGAGAGTGTCTTAAGAAAGCACTTTCATTATTAGAGGTCACCAGCTTTAAGAGCTTCTTGTTCGTCAGCACTAGACATTAGTGCATCTTGAAATTTATAATTAGGAATGTCCTCTTGTAATAAATAAGTTCTTACGTTGAAGTTTGGACAAGTCTTGTGTTCGTTAAGTTCATAGTGACCAACTATTTTTGCATCAGGATATTTAATAACAAGTTCAGTTAATAGTTTCTTTAAGCTATCCCACTGTTCTCCTGTAAAGTTATCAGTGTTTTTATTATCTTCAGATAATCCACCAACTAAACAGACACTTGTTGAACAGTGATTATAACCCTCTACATGGGCTTGTAATTCGTCATCACCTCTACCTTGCTCTATAGTTCCATCTCTTTTAATCACACGAGCATACCCAATTTGTAACCAACCCCTCGCCCTGTGCCATTGGTCAATGACTTTTGCATCTACCTTCATGGAAGGTTTAGATAATGAGCAATGAATAACGATGTATTTAGTTTCTTTTCTAGCCATTTTGTTTCTCCTGAATTTCTATTAACCATTCGTTTGGAAATGGTTTCTTTGTTGTTGCTATGCAGTGGTATTTAAAACCAAATAGTTCACACCATTTTGCATAAGTAGTTAATGATTTTTTTCCAATTTTTGTTTTTGAATTTGAAAATATAAATCTTAAGTCTAGCTCTGGGTGTTGCTCTTTTATTAATCTGTGCTTCTTTCTATCTGCTGAATTGAAAGCACCTTTAGTTTCTATAAGAACCTTATTAATCGGAAAATCTACAGTGTAAGTTTTCTTCTGTTCAGGCATAGAGTAAGTAATCTTAACTCCTTCATAAACAAATTTTATTTTATTATTATTTAAGAAATTATAAACTACTTCCTCTAAACCAGATTTAAGAAATACTGTACTAGAAATCCGAGTTCGTTTGAACTGCTGACGTTTCATCATTTGTATTTATTTCTGTAGTGTAACCATCTTCTACTTTGAAAAGGTTATCTTCTTTTGAACCACCTTGTACTAATTCTATTATTTGAACTGCTTTAATTCTTGCAGTTACTCCAGCACCAATAGATGCAACTGAGTAAGGAATTAAATCAAAGGCAACTTTAACTTTTGAACCGCCCCAAATACTTTTCTCTACTGGAAAAGGATTTTTCTTTGCATCAAATAATGCAGGTCTTTGTGTATAGGTTTCTTGAGTTTTCTTATTAGTACCACTAGCTTTAAGTTTTAATTTTAAGAAAAAATTATTACCTTCAACTGTGTAAGGTTTAGGTGCTTGTTTTACTTTTTTACCTTTACCATCTTTTTCAAATGTCGCTAAACATTCTTCAATATATTTATCTATCTCTGCGATAAATTTAGATGCTTCAGATTTGTTTAACTTTAATGTTATTTTATATTCGCCTAGCGGATTAAATTTAACATCTGGTTTTATTAAGTGTGGATAAACAGCTTCACCCAATGGTGACACCATTCTTTTAGCTTCAATCATATTATACTCCTTGAGATTGTTAGTTAGCTAAAGGTGTCACCTTATTGCACTAGTGCAACGATGGTCGTTTTATATACAGAAGAACTTAGAGTTCTTTACATCATCTAAATTTAGGTTGCCTTTTTGAGGTATCTTAGGGAACTTCTTTTGGTTCTTATGTGAAAGCATTTTAAACATATCATCAGCAAAGTTCTTAAGAACATCTTGTTGATAAATTTCACAGAAGCTATCTCTAACCGCATTAGCCATAGTATCAACGTCAGGAGCTGTAACTCCGAAGCTATCGTGTATCATACAGAAACTATCTACTCCCTGTTGATGGGCTTTAACTACAGCTAACTGTAATACTGAAGCATCTAATGAGTGGATAAAGTTTGGACATATACTCTGAGATGTCTGACGTTTATCTATAAGGTTAGTGTTAGTTTGGTAGGATAACTTTAATATACTATCACCCATTTTAGTCTTAACTCTTTGACTTTCAGTCTTGTAACAAGCCATCATAACTGGAAACCCTAATGGTGTTACCCAGCTTACAGGTAGGTTTTCTGATGAGACTAATGAAGATATATCTTTTAGATATTTCATAATTTGTTTAGCTCCAACAATAACTTCATTGATGCTGTCCCATACGATTGGGGTTAGATAATTGGTGGCTTTAAATAAATCGTCTCCGAATTTATGTGTAACACCACGTTCATTTAACTGTCTAACTACATGCTCTGCTAAGTATGCTCTGCAAGAGTATCGTGTTAGCGAGTATGGTAAGCACATAACAGGTTTCTTGCAGAGTTTCCTGTCGATACCATATTCCAACCAAAGGGTTGCTAATGGTTCACTACGAGTTTTTAATTTCTCTATAACCTTTAGAGCTACTAATGCGTACACATCATTAGGTTTATTTAAAGGAATTAAATTAGTTGCAAGACCACCTACTTCATCTCTCATCATTGCAGAGTAATGTTGTAACCCTGAGTTAGAACAATCAGATTGAATTGGTAATGTTGTAATAAAATCTGGGTCATAATCAGTTTCGGCAAATGCTTTGTATTCAAAACACCAAGCTAAAAACTGATATGGCTTGTCTGCTATTGTCCACCAAGTATCTTCAAAGGGAGACTTAGCAGTTGATATAATATTAGCTTCATACTTTTGAACCCAATCAACTCTTATCTTTAAACTTTCTTTATCAACTTCACCAAATAGATTTGCTCCAGCTATTGCAAAGTTTACAAAAGAATTATCGTTTAACATTCTCTTGCCATACTTAAATTTAATTAATGCTTTAGAGTAATCCGCACTTTGCATGGTAAGCATTGCAGGTTTAGCATAAATACGAGTTCTAAAATCTAACTGTAATGGATAAAAGAAACCTTTAGTCTTTCTCATTTCAGTTGCTTCAGTAAATATTTGTTTAACCTGAATGTGTTTAGACTTCTGTTTGTTTCTATCGGTATAGACTTGGTGTGCCATTCTTTTCCATTTAGTTTTAGCTTCAGTGTTTGTAGCTATGTCTAATGGTTTAGGTGGTAAGTCTATCAGGTCAGGATTAAGTGGGAGCTTTCCTAAAGTGAAATTATTTTCCACACATTTTTTAATGACCTGATAAATGTCTTCGTTAATTACCCACTCAGTTTGTTGAAGTACATTTACTGACTTCACCACATTCTCAAACTCGTGGAATTTATTTTTAAGTTCTTCTAAGTATCTTCTGTTACTTGCTTTGATTAGATTGTAGTGCATTTAATGTTTCCTCTGGTTTATTTTTTTCGTTATATTTTCTTCCGTAGTAACCGCCTGAAAAAGGACTCGTCCAATCTAAAGGTGGGCTTATCATCGGTAAGAAAGCAGGTGTTAGAGCTTCATTTCTTATGTTAAAATTATCTATCTCTTGGATAAGTTTTTCAGTAGCTTCCAC